CTATTGTCAATAAAGACACCACTGGATATCAACAGTATGTTCAAAATAGAGAAAGACTTCTTTCTGATAAAGAAAGATTAAATTCAATTGAAAGTGATATAAATGATATTAAATCTCTACTTCTTAAAGTCTTAGAATCAAATGGCCAATAAAAATATTACTTTTGATCCGAATGCTGGAGTGTCATATGGTGCTAACGTAACTATTAATACGGGAGCCACATTTGAAGAAACATTTAAAGTTAGGAATACAGATAAGACTAATTTTGATTTTACTAATTATAGTGGATCTTCCCAAATGAGGAAGACTTCTGGAACTGGATCTACCACTACAGCAGCAGCAACTTTTACTGTAGGATTTACAAGTGCTGCAGCAGGAGAATTTAAAATTTCATTAGAAGCCAGTGATACTAGAGGTTTGTCTGGTGGAAGATATGATTATGATGTATTGGTTAAAGCAGGGGGTGCTACTGCTACTATTCTTAATACAGGTGTGGCTGTAGGTCATACTGTAGGAGTAGGAAGCGTTAATTTTATTGTGAATAAAGTAACAGATGTAGCAGTGGGGGATTCAATGTCAGTTGGATCTGCATTATCAGATATCTATATTACAGGTGTTGCTGTTACTACTAGTACTGTAACAATTGGATCTGCTCATACGCATTCTGCTGAAATTTTACCAGGAACTGCAGTTACATTTACAAGAGCTGGCACAGCAGCATCCACTTATAGAATTACTTCTGGAAACGTATTGGTTATATCTGGCGTTACTTCAGCTCCATAAATAATAAAAATAGTATAGTGTATAATGGCGCAACCTACTACACGATCTGAATTTAAAGAATACGTTCTAAGGAAGTTAGGTGCTCCTGTCATAGACGTTAATCTTGCTTCGGAGCAATGTGAAGATTTAATTGATGATGCTTTGCAATTATTTTATGAGAGACATTTTGATGGTGTTTCTAGGTGTTATTTAAAATATAAAGTAACCCAGGATGATAAAGATAGAGGAAAAGGACGTCCTCCTGGTGCAAGTCCTACAGGTACTCAAACTGGTATAACAACTACCACTGTTACTGAAGACATGCCTACTAAAGGCAGTACAGAATTTTCATGGTATGAGAATAGTAATTACATTCCAGTCCCTAATCACATTATAGGGGTAGAGAAGGTAATGCAATGGGATAACGCTCAATCTATAAGCGTTAGCAATATGTTTAGCTTTAAATATCAGTTATTCTTGAATGATATCTATTATTGGGGTCAAACTGATTTATTATCATATTCTATGGCAATGAGTTATTTGGAAACCATGAATTTCCTTTTAAATACTCATAAACAAATTAGATTTAATCAGAGACAAGATAGATTATACCTGGATGTTGATTGGGATCAATTTAGTGTAGGTGATTTTATTATTATGGATTGTTGGAGAACTGTAGATCCTAGTGATTATCCAAGAGTGTGGAATGATTCTTTCTTAAAACCATATGCTACTGCATTGTTTAAAAAGCAATGGGGTCAAAATCTTATTAAGTTTCAAGGTGTAAAACTTCCAGGTGGTGTGGAGTTTAATGGAAGACAACTTTATGATGATGGTCAAAGAGAAGTGGATGAAATTAAACAGAGTATGCTAAGTACTTATGAGCTTCCACCTTTGGATATGATAGGTTAATATTATGGTACTTAATCCATACTTCCTCAACGGTTCTAATAGCGAACAAGGATTGCTTCAAAATCTTATAGATGAGCAATTGAAGATGTATGGCGTCGACATATATTATATGCCAAGAAAGTATGTTAGTAAAAATACTGTTATAAAAGAAGTAATTGAATCAAAGTTTGATGATGCTTATCCAATTGAAGCATATGTGGATACTTATGAAGGATATGGAGGACAAGGGACTCTTCTTTCAAAATTTGGTATTCAAGAACAAGATGATCTTACTGTAATTATTTCTAGAGATAGATGGGAAACATATATTCAACCTTTAATTAAGAATTTACCCAATGTAGAGTTATCAACTAGACCCAAAGAAGGAGATTTAATCTATTTTCCTTTAGGTGATAGATTATTTGAAATTAAATATGTAGAACATGAACAACCTTTTTATCAGTTAAGAAAAAATTATGTTTATGAACTTAGATGTGAACTTTACAGATATGAAGATGAAACTATTGATACTGGCATAGACACCATAGATGATGAAATAGAACAACTAGGATATATTCAAACTCTTACTTTGATAGGATCAGCAACTACTGCAGCAGCATCAGTAGTTTCAATAGCAACTAGTGGTGCTATTAATAGTCTTACTATTACTAATATGGGTAATGGTTATACTATGCCACCTATTATTGGATTCTCTTCTGCTCCTTCTGGTGGAACAACTGCAGTTGGTATTGCTTCCCTAACTGATGATTTTGTTAATTGTGATGGGTTGAAAGGTGGTAAAGTTGCAGCTATTCTTCTTACTAATGCAGGTGCTGGATACACAGAAGCTCCTATAGTAACTATTCAAGGAGGCGG